ATCTGTACAGTTTTTTCCTTTGTCGGGTCGTAAGTAAAAAAACCTCCCGTGGGATTGTGGTACATAAGGAACTTTAGGTTATGGTTATGACTTGCTTGTCTGTCACAAACTGAAAAAGAGGGCTTTCCGGAAACGTGCGAATGGTATACGGCCTGTATGGTTCCTTTGCGGGAGGCTTTTAAATATTCGTAGGGAGATATGTTAAAGTGACGGGCTGGTTTTTCGGAATAGTTACGGCACCGGAAGACTTTTTTATCGACAACAAGACCACAGCACTCTTTGGATACGTCTTCTAGGGCGTGAGACTTGATTTTTTCTTTAATTATTTCTGAAAACATTTTATCTCCCTCCTCCTACTTTTCTAGCGGCCGGAAACCCTCCGTATGGAAGACCGTTCGCTAATCCTATGGGGCACCCACCGTTGTCTCTTACGGCTCCTGTGCCGCTTGCCCAACGTAAACGGCATCCATGTAAACTTTTCGAACATTCATCCGCTATCCAATAGGTGGAGTTGGGGGGTGGGGTAGCAACTGGAATGGGATCTTCTTCATCATAACCTTCTGCGGAGGAGTCAAGTTGAGCCTTTGATCCTCCTTTAGCTACAAAATAAAATTTTATATTGTTTTTTAAAATGAAAACAAACTCGTTCTTTTTGTATTTCTTGTCGCTTACCCATTTGCCTTGGTTCCCTCCGCTGCTGTATTGCCCTACTTTCCCTGTGATGGAAGCTATTAGCTCATCATTATCAGTTGCAACAGGAGCAGCAAAGCTGGGAAGGGTGAGTTGCGCCGTGGTGAGTTGAGCTTTTCTAAGGGCCGGAACGTTTTCTAGAGGCTCATTAACACCCTCCAAAGGCCTTGTTCTTACTTCGTTTTCGTCTACATGCTGATACCAACACCCCGGTCCTCGGTATTCCCATTGGCATCGGTCTGAAATTATAGTTCTGCGGGGAACCTTTACCCCTTCCAAATCAAGAACTGAAGAAAGTTGGTACTGTATAGTAGATTTGTTTTCCCCAGTTTTCCTTTCTATAAAATAAATATCTAAAGGGAGTTCGGCGTTAGGGTCGGGCTCATATCCATCCGGAAGCTCTTGTATGCGTGGGGAAAATGGTTGCTTTTGTGTGAGCTCGGTCTCGAATTGAAAATTAGTCCAGTCTAAATATTTGGCAAAGGTGCGGCGACGTGTCACTTTAGCTCCAATTATATCACCGAAAGAGAGAATTTGGTGTTTCAGCAAGGAAAGGATGTCGTTTCCTTTTTCTGACTGACTAGAAATGGTGAGCATCGGGGTAGGAAGTGTTCCTTTGCTGGAGTTTTCAAACCCAGAAGCCTGAATGGGGGCGGGGAAATAGGTGTTACCTTGCCACGTTATTTGGGAATTAAATACTTTTATATTATTGTGAAAGCGTAATATTTGGTCTACGTGCGGGGTAAACCCCACCTTTTCAGCGCTGGCAGTGAGGTTGGGGAGCGATTTAGAGTCCAGTAAATTGGTAAGATCAATATCAAAAAGAGTTACTACCGCGGAGGGGGTGAGGTTGCTCAGCTCAAAGATCAGAGATTTTATTGAGGACTCTGCTTGGCTTTTCGTTATTGATCCTTGTGCCATTTTAGTTGTTTTCTTGGGAGATGGAGACCGTAATGGTATAGTTGTTGAAGAAAACGTAATTACTGCTAAAATTGGGACACACAAACCGTTTTACGAATCCTCCGGCAGTGTTGTCGGCATAGAGGTCCGGCAACTCCTTGATCGAAAAACTTTCGACGCCTTTTCTGGCCTTCAGAAAGTGAAGAATGGCGCGGGTTTCTTTTTCTGTTCTCTTTTCGAAAGTTATATCTAGTTGGATGAGACCGGCAAACAAACCGTCTTGATTTCTCTGCTCGTACCCATTACCGAATTTGACAACATTAACCCGAGGATTGTGTTTCGTTGAGATATTATAAGAGGGTTTCCATAAAAAGAGAGGTACAAATTTGTCTTTTCCTACCGTGGTGTATCCTCCCCAGTTGGCGGTATCGCTTTCTGGGTAAGTAGCGCCGCTGGTGTCAGCAAGCGCGTAATAATATTTAATGGATGTTGGGACTTTATTAGGGGAAGAAGGCACTCCGGCATAACTTATGCGCGCTACTATGTCGTTTTTAGAGTAGCTCGCTCCAGAGACCCAATTCTCTACATTGTAAATGCTATTGTTAAATGCCATTTTCCCTTAATCCTTTATTTATTATATTACACTTAAAAACAAGTGTAAAATAAAGATAAGGTAATGTTAGGGAGAATTAGGAGAGAAGCGGAAAGTATCACCATTAACGGTAGTGGGATACAGGGAGTTCAGTCGGTAGGTATGGAGTACAATTCTGTGGTCCGGCCTTTGTCGAGCCTAGGAATTCAGGGGGTTAATGGGCCGGTTTATGCCCCCGAAGGTCCTCAAACGGCCAGTTTAAATGTAAATACACTTTTTTCACATAAAATACCCAGTTCCGCAAATACCCTTTCCGAAAACTTTTTTTTGAATTTCACGGGAGATGTCCCTTTTAGTGGCCAAGTGAAGTACGGGACCAAAAATTTTCTTTTTAAGAGGGCGTATGTAAACAGTTATGGCGTTTCCTGTGCTATAGGGCAAATACCTCAAATTTCAACAAACTCAACTGTCTTTGGGGAGTTGGGAACAGGAGATATAAGTTTTCCTTCTGACGCACCTTCTCCTCAGGAATTGGCTATACCCGGGTATAGTAGTATAGAGATCAATCTTGATGAATTTACCACCAACCGTGTGAATTCTTTTGATGTGAATATAAACACCCCCCGCGTCCCTATTTACGCCCTCAATGGGGATGAGCCAACCGCTGTGATAGCTGGCAATCCTGTTGTAGTGAGGGTTAACTTCTCTCTAGAGGTGGACGATTACGAAATAAAAAATATGAGGTTCACACCAAACGAGACAGTTTTCAGAAACACCACAATAACTTTGAAAAAGAACAACTCTGATACTACATTATTAACATATTCTTTTGATAATATGCTTTTAACAGCAGAATCTTTCAATGGAGCGGTTGATTCTAATGCGGCAGTTAATTTCAGCTTGAGTTCTTCTATAATAACATGATAGTGTAATAAAAAGTATAGGTTTATGGCAACGGTATTCTATGATAGGGCGGCAGTAGAGGTAACGCACAATGGCGTTACCGAACAGCTTTTAGCTACCAATTGCTCTCTCAATTTTTCCAATACCCAACAACCTCTTTACATGATAGGCGCGAAGGGTTCTTTGGGACAGTTTCCAAGCGCTGCGAGAGCTGGAGATTTGTCTTTTGGCTTTTTGACGACAATTACGGGTGAGTATGTTGGGCAAATTGGAAACTTGATTAATACTGTAGCAAGTGGGGTTAAAAATAATGTCTCTAATGGTTCGGAGACGAGTGGTGTTACGGTAAAGTTTGCAGGTGTTAGTGGATTGGGTTTTCTGACGTCTTATAGTTTGGGTGTTGCGAGTAATACACTTTCTTCTTCCTCCGCAGCTTTTACCTTCTATGGATCAGGAACCCAGCTTCCTATGAGCGGAAGATTAACAGGAGTTGCAGGACAACTTATTAATACAGGAACCTTAACAACGGGAATTGCTCATGGAAGACATACCAATTTAAATAATTTTGCGACTATTATTTCAGCCCCTTCTGATGGCGCCGAAACAGGTACAGTTTTTAGCGCAGACTATTCTTTGTCGTTAGCGTATAAACCGGTTTATAAAATTGGACAAGAATTTCCTACAACATGCTTCTACACAAGCGCACAAGAATCTGTGGATGTTACAGAGGATGTATTTAACTCTGGATTGGCTTTTAAAGCGGTTAGTCAGGACCTAGTGATGACCGTAAGTGGCTTAGGGGGAAGTTATGGGATGGAAATAGGACTATCAGGGGCACAGCAAGTGGGTACATCTATGCAGGCTGGGTTGGATGATATAGTGAGAACTCGAAAAACCTTAACGACTGCATATTAGTAAAATGTTATACTCCGCAAACAACGCCAAGCTGAAGCTTAACAATAAAGAGGTCCTTGCTTCGAACGCAGAATTATCGTTGGGGGCTTCTCTTGCTGCTAGCTATCTAATGCAAGATAGACATACCACTACTTTCGCATCTTCGAATGGGATAGGGGGGACGTTAAACTTTAACTTTTATCTTACCGGAAAAGATTTCATTAAGTCGTTTGTTACGGGGTCAAGGAGAGATTCCTCAAGGCGAAAGCCAAAAAATTTCAGGGAATTTCGGGGGGTTGAATTTTGATAGCGGTTATTTGACGTCTTATTCAGTTAATTTCTCCCCCAATTCTCCGGCTGTTGCCTCCGCTAGCATAGCTTTTTTTTCTGATTTAGAAGGGGAATTCAGTTCGACCAGTTCGGCACCGCCTTCAGATGTGGACGTATTGAATTTTTCTAATGCCGCTATTACATCACAGCTGGGAGAAAATATAGTCAATGATTTTATAGCCGGTACTTATAATTACAGCGCAAGCGTAGCTCCCGTTTATTTAATGAACGAAACTAAACCAAGCCGGGTAAGTTTTGGGGAGAAAACCATAAGCGCGAATTTTGAAATCGATAACCCCACGGGAACTCTACCTTTTACTGGGTCAGATGCTAAAATTGAGGTGGGGTTGAAAAAATTTGACAACGAACAAATTAGCATGGGGAATTGGACTTTAAGGGCTGGGGCAGCTAATGATAATTATGATCCTTTTAATTCTTCTTCTGATAATGGAGATGTTTCTGCGACTTGGGATGGCCCCGGTTATGGTATAGCTGATTCGACTCCCTTTGTAGTCAACCCGAGTGAGGTTTTTACCGTTTCTTTTGATTTAGCTTTAGAGAATGCTGCCCCACAATTTCAACTCATTAATTATGATGGAACTTTAAAAAAGGGATGGTCAACCGCTCAAACGTTGTCTAACGGTTCAAACTCTTTTACTGTTACTGTAAGCCCTACGGATGAAAGCGTAATAATAAACAGGGGTGAGTACGCTGCATTTCAAATATGGAATTCAAGTACTTCGGAGTGGACGTTAACCAACTTAAAAGTAGTTCGTACAACTTCTCAGCCCTCGGAGGTTTTCTCGTGTTCGGGAGTAATGCAGAGTCGAAGCGTAGCTTCTGCAGCGGGAGATTACATTAAACAGAGTATAAATATTATAGAAAATAACGTTGAGGAAACGAATTTTTTTGCATCTTATATTATTGACGCAAGTAATAACGCAGAAACCTTGGATGTCGAGGAACCCTAATTAACAATGCCTACCTTTAGCCCAAAGCAACCTTTTTCAATAAGCGGAAAAAATTTAAACTTTATTTCGGATATAAAGTTTGGCGACTTATTCGTCGAAGACTTGTCTTATATGGATACTACGGGAATTTCAGGTACTATTCCTCCCCCCGCTTACACTACGGGGGTGTACGCTGTAGCATCGAGAGGAGAGTTCTTCTTAGGGTCTCCTTATATTATATTAAATTCTGATGATCAGGTTACGGTAGGAAAGCTTCCTTCGGTAAGCGGGCAAGCTGGCGATAGT